CAAAGCCTATGAGATGGGTGTAGAGAAATGGCAAGGGCGCAGCGTAGACTGCATCTGGTTAGACGAAGAACCTAGCCGAGACATCTATTCACAGGCTGTGACACGTACTCTGGACAGAAAAGGCATGGTATATATGACCTTTACACCAGAACAGGGCATGACAGAGACAGTTGCATCCTTCATGAACAACCTACAATCAGGTCAATCCCTTACAAATGCAACCTGGGATGACGCATCTGAGAAAGTAGTGTCGCATAAAGGACAGAATGGGCACCTAGATGAAGGTGTTATGCAGCAGATTCTGTCCAGTTATAGCCCACATGAGAGGGAAATGAGGCGATATGGCAGACCATCTATTGGTTCTGGACTTATATTCCCGGTTAATGAAGAGAAACTAATGACTGATCCTGTGAAACTTGAGGATCATTGGCCCAGAATAGCAGCAATAGACTTTGGATGGGATCATCCTACGGCAGTTGTTTGGTGTGCTATCGACCGTGATGAGGAAATTTTCTATGTCTACGATTGTTATCGCATGTCAAAGGCGTCACCCACAGTTCACTCTCAAGCTATACGGACTAGACCTAATTTTATCCCCATTGCTTATCCCCATGATGGCAATCGACGAGACTCTATGGGCAATCCTGGTCTTGCTGACCAGTACCGTAACTTAGGTTGCAATATACTGCTGGATCATTTTACTAACCCACCCGCTTTAGGTGAGAATAAGGGTGGTAATAGCGTAGAAGAAGGTATCATGGCTATATTACAGGCTATGGAGAATGGCAAGTTTAAGGTATTTTCCACACTCCCAGACTGGTTTGAAGAGTTCAGAATGTACCACAGGAAAGGTGGTAAAGTGGTTGCATTCAGGGATGACATCATGTCTGCTACACGTTACGCCTTCCAATCACAAAGATTTGCCGTGTCAGGTAAAGACCCAGCATGGACAAAGGATATAAAGTACGGAAATTATGGCATCATCTAAAAGAATATCAGACCCAGAATTAGTCCAGCGAGTAAACAGCGAGATATCCTCCTGCCTTGGCTACCATGACACCATCAATGACCAGCGAGAGTTGGCAATGGAGTACTACTATGGGTTGCCATTTGGCAATGAGGTTGAAGGTAGGAGCCAGTATGTAGACTCTTCTGTGATGGATACCGTTGAATGGATAAAACCATCCCTAATGAGGGTATTTGCCAGTGGCGAGGAGATGGTGAAGTTCAACCCGGTTGGTCCTGAAGATGTTGCAACTGCCGAACAAGCTACAGACTATGTAAACTATGTTTTCACCAAGGATAATCCTGGCTGGGAAATCCTTTACAGTTGGTTTACAGACGCTTTACTACAGAAGAATGGAATTGTAAAGTGTTGGTGGGATGAGTACGAAGACTGGAACAGGGAGGAGTATAATTCTCTTGATGATCAGGAATTCAACGCTCTTATCATGAGTCCTAGTGTAGAGGTGGTGGAGCATACACCTCACTCAGATGAGTATGGCGCAAAGCATGACGTAGTTATCTCACGCAAGGCTTACGTTGGGAAGGTAAAGATAGAGAATGTACCACCAGAAGAATTCCTAATCTCCAGAGAAGCCAAGACTATAGAGGATGCACGCTTTACTTGCCATAGAGTGCTGAAGACTCTATCTGAATTGCGACTGATGTATCCTGATGAAGACCTTGATCCAGCTGACCTTGGCAGTGGGCAGGAAGATTCGCTTGCATGGCAAGAAGACCTAGCACGATTTCAGTACGATGAGACTGTAGGGTTACCGTGGACAAGTGGCGCAGTAACCTCAGACGATGAGAGTCTCACCACCTACTGGCTGCACGAATCCTTTATGCGTATAGACTATGATGGGGATGGTATTGCAGAACTCAGGAAGGTATGCTCAGTCGGTCAGAAGGTATTGGCGAATGAAGAGATAGACAGTATACCTTTCATAAGCATTACCCCAATAAAGATTCCACACAAATTCTTTGGCTTGTCCATAGCCGATCTTGTTCTTGACATTCAAAAGATTAAGAGCATCTTGATGCGTAACCTTATGGACAACATGTACAACCAGAACTTTGGTCGGTACGCAGTCCTTGAAGGCCAAGCGAACTTAGACGATCTCCTGACACAGCGTCCAGGCGGTGTGGTTAGAGTTAAGTCACCTAACGCTATCATGCCTTTGGCAACCCCACAGTTAGAGCAGTCATCGTTCTCCATGCTTGAGTACCTTGACAACTTGAGGGAATCAAGAAGTGGTGTGAACAAGTATAGCCAGGGCTTAAATGAAAACGCTCTAACGTCACACACTACAGCTACTGCTGTTACCGCAACCATGACGGCGGCGCAGTCCAGGGTAGAGTTGATTGCAAGATGTTTTGCTGAGACTGGCGTTAAAGATTTGATGCGAAATATTTATGAACTTGTTTTGAAAAATCAGGATCATGAACGAGTAGTGATGCTGAGAAATAAATGGGTTCCTGTTCGTCCAGATATGTGGCGAGACAAAATGGATTGTACTGTTTCTGTAGGTATCGGAAATGGTAATAGAGATCAACAGCTTATGCACCTTTCAACAATGCTACAGTTTGCTGGGGATGCCATGAGAGGTGGGTTGAAGATTGTTAATGAGAAGAACATGTACAACATGGGAGCAGCCCTTATTAAGAATATGGGTTTCCAGAATGTTGATGACTTCCTGACCAACCCAGACACAGTAGAACCACAACCTGATCCTAAGCAACAAATGGAACAGGCAGAATTACAATTAAAACAGAAAGAGTTAGAAATCAAAGCGGCCGACATACAAGTTAAGGTACAGAAGATGGAGCAGGAAGCAGCGAAGGATGCTGTAGATGCTCAGTTGAAAGTAGCTGAACTAAACCTAGAAGCAACACAAAACAGGGCTGTAGCAATTGGATAATGAATTAAGAGAAGCAAGAGCAAGAAGTCTACTTTCTGATGAACTATTAAACGAAGCGTTTCAAACGCTTTCAAAAGATATCTTAGATGCCTGGCATGGTTCAAGCATCCACGATACAGAAGCCAGAGAAAACCTTTGGTTATCCCTACGACTCCTCGACCGGATACGCCTTCATCTAACCAGTATTATTGAAACTGGAGAGATGGCGAAGAAACTTGAGGAATATCAACTATAGGAGTAAAAAATGGCGGACACTCAAGAGAATCCCCAACCCGTAGCACAGAATCCTGATCTTAGCCAAGATAGTTTGGCCGTAGCACAGGATGCAATTTTTGGATTACTGAACTCAGAAGAGCAACCAGACCAAGAGGAGCAACCGTCTGAAGCAACTGAAGACGTAGAAGCATCTGATGAAGCACCTGAAGAAACTGAAGAAGTCCAAGAAGAAGAATCTGAAGATGTTGATGATGATGAATCTGAAGAATCCCAGGACGAAGAAGTTGAAGATGAAGAGGAATCGGAATCCACGGTCTATACTGTAAAAGTAAACGGACAAGATGTGGAAGTCTCCGAAGACGAACTCATTAAAGGCTATTCTCGCCAACAGGATTACACTCAAAAAACGCAGCAATTAGCTGAATACAAGAGGCAGATGGACGCTGCTGCCGGACAGATGCAGCAAGAAATCGCTCAAACTCAGCAGATGCGTTCTCAATACGTTGAAGCCCTAGCTGCAGCTATTGATACTAACTACGCACATCTCCAACAGTTTGCACATGTTGATTGGGATCGGCTTAAAACTGAAGACCGTGAAGAGTACCTGACCAAGCGTGATGATTACCGTCAAGCGCAAGAGCAGATAGATCAGTTAAAGTTAAAGGCCAATGAAGCCCACCAACAACAGCAACAGGAAATGTCGGTGCAACACCAGCAAATGCTACAGGAAGAGCATACCAAGATGGTAAGTCTATTACCTGAATGGGGCGAACCTGACAAGCAGAGAGCTATAGCGAAAACCGTATCGGAATTCGCCATGAGTAAAGGTTATACTCAGGAAGAATTAGCACAACTGGTAGATCACCGTTCTATCCTTGTCCTTATGCAGGCCAAGGCTTATGAAGATATGACAAGAAAACAGCATGAGGTTCGTGCTAAGAAAGTCAAGAATAAGCCAAGGGTTGTAAAGACAAAGGCTAAACGTAGTAAGTCAGAAAACAGCGCAGGCAAACGTAGAGAGAAAATGAAACGTCTACAGTCAACAGGCCACGTCGATGACGCAGCTTCGTTACTGGAAGATTTATTTAAATCTCAATAAAGGAGATACCTTATGGCTATTGCCGCAAATACGTCACTGACCTATTCGTCAGTACAGATTCGTGAACAGCTATCTGATATCATCTACAATATTGCTCCTCTGGATACCCCATTTTTTAGTGGATGTAGCCGTGAGAAAGCTGAGAATACTCTCTATCAATGGCAGACAGATACCATTGGTTCAGGTTCCGCGAACCGCGTCATACAAGGCGACGATTCACCGGCATCTGATGCTAGAGTATTGCCAACACTTTTGAACAATCGTACGCAAATAAGTCGTTACGTAGTTCAAACGTCAGGCACGGATGATGCAGTCAACTATGCTGGTCATGGTAAACACCAAGCCTACCGCCTTGCTAAGCGTGGTAAGCAGATGAAGCGAGATTTGGAAGCTATGCTATCCCAAAATATCGCTAAAGTAGCGGGTGATGCAACAACCGCTCCGGTATCTGCTGGGCTACCAACTTGGTTAGCAACCAACTACGTGTCGATGAACCCAAGTTCTGGGTCACCGGCAGCAGCAGCTGGTACTGGGGCTGATACGATGACAGAAGCAACTGCTACCGCGTCCATTACGGAAGCTGGTATCAAGAACGTCATCCTTGACGCCTACACCGCTGGTGGCCAGCCTGATATGATTTTATGCCCGTCTGCTATTAAACAGGCTATATCAGGTTTGTCATCTAATGCTGGTCCTGGATACCCCATTCGCAATGAAGCGAAAGGTAAGGGTCCGGTCACTGCTATAAACGCAGTTGATGTTTATGTCTCCGACTTCGGTACGTACAAAATCGTACCTGATCGGAACCTTAACAGCACTGAGCATGTCTTTTTCTTAGATATGGATTTCTGGGGCCTTATGGTCCTGCGTGATTTCCAGACCGTTGACCTCGCCAAAACTGGTGACTCAACCAAACAGATGCTCCTGTTTGAAGCTGGTCTTGTTTCTAAGAACGAGAAGTCCAGTGGCATCCTCGCTGATTGCAAAGCGTAACGACTAAGGAAGGGGGAGGGGAAACTCTCCCCCTACTTTATATGAAAAATAAAGAACTTGAAAAAGCCGCAGCAAAAATGCTGAAGGGTAAAGCCCCTAAAGCAAAACCTGAGCCAAAAGAGCCAACAGATGCTATAGGTTGGTTGAAGAAGGCTTATATCGATCATGATCCAGCCGATGGTGCGCCCAAGGTAGGGGGTATTGGTTATGTCTGATAAAG